AGGGATGTTACTGTACGCATAAACAGCGGCGGCGGTGATGTATTTGCGGCCCATGCTATCCATAATTTGCTCAAGAGCTATAAAGGGCGTGTCACGGCGGTAATTGACGGACTGGCTGCCAGCGCAGCAACGGTTGTAGCCGTGGCGGCAGATAAAATCATTATGCCGTCCAACTCGTTGATGATGATCCACGACCCCGCTATCGGTCTTAGCGGATACTATCCTGCGGCAGAACTGACGAAGTTGGTAGAAGCGTTGGCTACGATCAAAACAAGCATTGTCGCTGCCTATCGTAAGCGTTGTAAGATATCGGACGAAGAAATAGAAACGATGATGTCCAACGAAACATGGATGGGCGCCGCAGAATGTAAGGAAAAAGGTTTTGCTGACGAGATCATCGGAGGAGTTACTGCTGCGTTAAAGGGCAATACTTTGGTGATCAATTCAGTGTCTTATGATTTGAACCATTTTGCTAATATTGAAGCGGTAAAAAATAAATTTAAACAAAGTGAGGTTAGAGATATGCCAAGTGGTAAATTAGAAAAAATTCTTAATGCTTTAGGTTTGCAGGAACTGTTGGAAGATACACAGACAACAGCTAATGCTTGTGGCCAGACTAAAGCAAATAATACGCTTCCGGCGACGGCGGTTGATACTGCTGAAGCGGTGGAGGCTGCAGTAGCTGCCGAGCGTCAACGTGTACTTGATTTAGAAGCACTTGATGATGGTCAAAATGTCGCAATTACCGCGATCATCAATGAGGCTAAGAAAAGCGGCAAAACTGTTAACGAAGTAAAAAATTATGTAGAAGCGATTAAAACTGCTGCTCCAGCAGGGGCGGTGGCTAATGCTGCACGGAATGTTGTAGCCACTATGGTAGCCGACAATAAAAGCTCCGGTGTTGATGGCGTTGCTGCTAATCCTGCGACCGATGAGGCTGCTGTAAGTGCAGTAGCAGATGCGAAAGCATTAGATAAGATAGCCAAGGTAATGAATAGTAAATTTGGAGGTGCGAAATAATGGAAATGATTTCCAACATGAACGGAACTCATTATGATGAGCTTATTGGTGGTACAGCAGTACCGGTACTTACTAAAAACGTAACTCTGAAAGGTGTTACGGCCAGCTATAAGCGAGGCACATTGTTAGCTTTAGTTGGCGGTAAATATGAGATTGTAGATAGCACAGCATCTGAAAGCGGAGCTGATAAAGCGTCTGTGATCCTTGCCAATGACATTGTTTTATCCGGGACCGACGTTGTTACTACAGTTTATATTAGCGGTCAATTTAATCGTGAAAAACTTATTGTGGCACAAACATCTGATAATGCCACTGCTCATGAAGAAGAACTGCGTGCGGTCAATATCTATTTGACCAGCGTGAAATAAGGAGGATGAAGATAATGCCTATTAATATTGATGATACCAGAACTTTGCTGCAGGCGATTGAGCGCACCAATCCGCCGACTACGACATTGATTGATACTTTTTTCCCTGCGGTTAAAACCTTTTTGACGAATACCGTGGATATGGAATATCGCAAAGGCGGTCGCAGAATGGCGCCGTTTGTGGTACCGGGCAGCAAGGGTGTAAATATGAGCCGTAACGGTTCGCAGATCAGGTCTTATAAAGCTCCGCTGATGCGCCCTAAACGGACTATCGAAGCGTCTGATATTGAGCGTCGTGGTTTTGGCGAAGATATCTACAGCACTCGCACTCCGGCAGAACGTGCGCAAGAATTGCGCGCTTATGACATGGCAGAATTGATTGATGCCTGCGTCCGTCGTCAGGAGTGGATGGCTGCACAGCTTTTGATCAACGGTGAATACGAATGCAAAGGCTATGCCGACGATGGTGAAACTGTTGTTGTTGATACGATTACATTTTCTGAATTTGACAATAAAACAACTCTGTCCGGATCGGACACATGGGATAATGCTTCTGCTAAAATTTATGAGGTCATGGGTGACGCATCTCAGAAGATCCGCCGCAACGCGGGTATGATCCCTACAGTGGCCCTGTGTTCACAGAATGTAGTATCCTACCTGCTCAATAACGAACAGCTTTATAAATATTTGTTGGTGCCCAGCCGTGAAAATTTAGCACTGATGAGCATTCAGCCGAAGCTGGTAAGACCGGAATTGCTGCGAGTTGGTTATATTGAATCACTTAATCTGGAAATCTACGCTTATGATGGCGTGTACGAGGGTGACGATGGCAACCTTGCCCAGTATATCCCTGATAATCATATGATTATTGGTGTGCCCGGTCGTGGTAAACGTCTCTTTGGCGCAGTAACGCAGCTTGAAGACGACAAACAATTCCGTACTTATGAAGGCGCATACATTCCGAAAGTTACCGGTAATACTGAAAGCGATACGACTACTCTGGCTATGTCCAGCCGCTGTGTGGTATGTCCGGAGTTTTTGGATGATTGGGCGACCTTGAAAGTAAAATAAGGAGGTTTGTAAATGCAACAAGTATTGATAAAGAAATTTACTTTGCTACGCAATGGCGTCGAGTATAAGGCAGGAACGATCCTCGAGCTGCCGGAAGCTGAAGCGAATGCGCTGGTAGCAGGTGCGCCGAAAGAATTTGAAAAAGTTTCGGTGGGAGTTGTAGTTAACTCGACTACAAGTGCAAAAAAAGCAGAAAGAACATTGAAAGATTTTACCAACACCGAACTGAAAGCTTTATGCGAAGAAAGAGGCTTAGAAGTGCCTAAGGCAGCTAATAAAGCAAAGCTTTTAGAACTGCTGGAGGGTGCGGCCGATCAGCAAGATGAGACCGATGGTGATAGCCTGCCTCCGGTCAATGCCGCAGCTACAGTAAAATGAAAACCTTTCGTGAGCAGATAGCCGCAGATAATACTGCGGCTTTTATTAACTCGTTAGAATTTGCCGATAAACATAACTTGAATGGTACCGAATGCAGCGCCATCCTGCAAGACATTTCTGTTGCAGAGGGGTTATCTACGGGGACTGGATCCAGTCAAACTTATCCTGGTATTTATGGCAGTCGGTTACAGGTAAATTGCTTGGCAGAAGCTTTGCCTGAGCTTCCTGTATATGGACAGCTTTTCGGCGTCAATGATAAGCAGTATCTGGTTGAGAGCTGTGCTGATGACATGGGAATTTTGACTATCCAATTGGTGGCGAATGACAGATGATTAAAATTGAATTTGATGAAAAAACATTAGAAATAGCGCAAAACCTTTTTGCAGAGTGCCCGGAGCAAGTTAAGTACGCAGCATCAAGAGCGATTAATAGAACGGCTACGGCTGTACGAGCAGAATTATCGGGGTTAATAATTGAAAAATATGATATATCTTCTGCTAATGTAAAAAAAGCTATAACAATAAAACGTTCTATGCGTAAAGTTTTACGCGGTGTAGTTGGAACGGTGGGTAGGATGCTACCCATAACATATTTCAATTTAAGCCCAAAACCTAAAAATATTATTTCTGCATTGCGCGCAGGAGAAAAAATTGCAAAAGCAGGACCTATGCTCAGGTATTTGAAAACAAGATATCCGTTGGACATCCCATATGGCCCGAGCATCCCACAGATGGCGGGGAATAAAGACGTGCTGGAAGATTTAGCACCATTTGCAGAGAAGGTGTTGAATCGAAGATTTTTACATGAAGTTTCATATCGTTATGGAAAATTTGGAGGACGTTAATGACACAAGTCGAATTGATGGAAAATTTGGCAGCGTTTCTAAAAAATGTTGTCCTGGAATATGAATCGCAGCAATCTGACGGGACTTATTCTCCGATAAATGTTTATCCCGGATACCTGCCGGTGAAAACGAATGCCAAAGAAAGTGAATCATGTATGTACGTGCTGGTTCTTGAGTGCGAAGATGGCGAGGAGCAGAGTGCGGCCAAGGTCGAAATCGGGTTCAGTATTGTCGATGGCGATACTGCCGAAGGATGGCGCAGCTTGTTTAATTTAATGGAGCACGTAC